TGTTATGCGACATGCTTGTCGAGTGGGGAATTCTAGAACTTCAAGATGATCAATATTTTCCCACTTATTCAACAGTCACTCTCGTTGTGGAAGCAGTCGCATATCAAGCTTCTTTAGCGGCAGATCTGAAACGTGTGCTTCTTGTTGAGCGAGGGCTGAGCAACCTTAATATCCACGAGGTCAAGGGTTTCAGGGGAGACAAGATCGCAAGATTCCGAGGCACTCTTGGAATTTTGGAAAACAAAAAAGTTACTTTTAATAAGTACCGTAAGTTCGATGCTTTAATGGATCAGATCGTGAACGTTGGTGCAACGTCACACGATGACTTGCTCGACGCTTACACGCACCTGATCAACTACCTGCAACGACGGGGCAACTACAACGTCGAGTTCTGATGGAATCTATTTATATAGCGATCACAGCGCACAACCCTCTTTCTCGCATTGAGAAAACTCTTGCAGTTCTGAGAGCTTACGAGACTCTTCCTTTGAAGGTTCACGTAGAGTTCTTTATCGATTACGAGCACGCTTACGACTTAGATGAGTTTTCCCTCATCGTTGGAGGACATGTTCATCTCGATCAAGTCGGTTTTACTGTCGCAGATGAGTCTTATGCAGGTTTTGCACTTTGCTGGGCTCATAAACCAAATCTTGCAAAAGCCATAAGAGATAAAAAATATGACTTTTATATGTACTCAGAGAACGATATGCTCTTTGGGTCTAAGCAGTTTGTTTACTGGCGTGACTACAAAGATTTACTCAAACCATTAAATCTTGAGCCTGGTTTCTGCCGATATGAGGAATACAAAGGTCTAGATATACCTTTCGATAATTACAAAAAGTGGGACCTTTACGGACTTACCCCTGATGTGTGGGGCGAAATCCCTTACGAATGCGGAACGATCTTGACGCCAAACGATAAAATTTCCTTGGCTTTACTTCTCTCGGTAATCCCTACGCAGGTCTAATGATTCTCGATCAGGACGATGCCGAGAAGTATATAAAGAGTGAAAGCTGTCACCCTCAACTAAGCCACCGCGTGGTCGGTAAACGTAATTGGCCGATCGCTGATCGTAGTTCTATGGGTTTAGCTTTTGAGGGTTTAAAACCAAATCAGGAACACCGTCGAGTTGTGCCATTAATCAAATGTGGTGACTCAGTTCAGATTCACCCCTGCGGTTTAGTGAGGCATCTTGATGTTAAATATTCGCCTGCTTTATACGAAGGATCAGATACCATTCATACCGGAAACATGTTCTTGACGTGATGGAAGCAGTAAATCATCCCGCACATTACTCACAGGGTGATATCGAGTGCATTGACGCAATGATGTCTGCTGCTGGTGTTGAAGGCGTCAAGTCTTTTTGTCACTTGTCTTGCTTTAAGTACCTCTGGCGATTTCAGCACAAGAACGGAGTGGAGGATCTGAAGAAAGCACAGTGGTACTTGAATAAACTTATTGAAATAAGTACGTTAGACTGATAAAAAAATAATCCTCTATGGATATCCGCGCTTTTGGTTCTGTGTATGGGCAGCAGTCGCAGCTGCCTTATGCAAGCGGGTTTCACTGGCAACCCAGTGACGGAGAAAAGACTTTTGGGACTTGCCGCGCTCTTTTTATTGAAAACAAAAGCTCTAGTAGTAAAGATGATCTGTATGTTCGTTTAAATGATATGGCTGAAAATGAGTTTCTTCACGTTGAGAATGTCGCTGGTGATATTTTTCTGCCTTTTGGTGCAGTTACACTGAGTGGAGGATCTATTAACGCCGCTCTGGTGTTGTACTGATGAGTGATTTTCAAGAATTTGGGAATATTCTCGCTAACAGGTACGCCCAGGCAGTCGGTGCTGCAAATAAACAGAGAGCACGCGAGCAGTCTGTAACTGAGGACTTCGAGTCTTTTGAGCAAAGCAGCTTTAACCAGCAAGTGGGTGGTCCCACACCTCCAGAGATGCCCTCGACTAACGACGGAGCTGCACAGTTTCAAACGGAATCTATTCCTCCAGAAGAGCAAGACATAGAGGATATGAAGAACTTACTCCTTGAACGGAGTAAGAAACGTTTTCAGATGGGTGATATAGATTGAGATTGAGGTAACATACTGCTACTAAGCTTTAGTGCAGTGCTGATCGATTGTTTTCCTTATTTCAACGAAAAAGAAATTCTTGAGCTTCGCGTAGAAACTCTTAAAGACCACGTAGATGGTTTTTTAATCACAGATGCAAACCGCACCCACAGGGGTGATCCTAAGGAGTTTTCGTGCGTAGAGACCATTAAGGAGCTGGGTCTGCCTGAGGAAAAGATTCAAGTTCTGCACGTTGAACTACCTCCGTACGAGGAGGCTCCTGACCCATGGGTTCGAGAACGAGGCCAGCGTGACGCTTTAAGTGTCGGTCTTTTCATGATGCCTGACGACACTTATTTTATTTGCAGTGACTGCGATGAAATTACAAACCCAGAGAAGCTAACAGAGATAAAAGAAGCAGTAGATACTCACTGTGACAAAACTGTCAGGTTGTCCATGTCCATGCATTACGGAAGGGCTGATCGTCAACTTGTTTCACCTAAAGGAGAAAAGTTTGATTGGCGATGTGGCACCGCTTCGACAGTCGGTCAGCTCAGGGAGTTTGGAACGCTTTCATCGTTGAGGGCGACCACGAATAACTGGTATGTAGGCAACAGGGACGCTGGTTGGCACTTGAGTTGGATGGGTGACAGTGATCGTCGTAAGACAAAACTGCGAAATATCGCGGAGTATTATATCTGGGATAAACCAGAAGTACAAAAACTATGTGATGACTTTGTACCAGAAGAGGGCAATACAGACATGCTGGGACGTGAAGATCACTTAATTACGTCTTATCCAGTTTCAAAACTTCCAGAAGCAGCCCTTAGAATAGAGCGAGTACGGAACTACCTCTTGCCTGACGGTCATGAGGTCTAATAAATAATGACAGCTTCTGTTGACATCCGTAATCAGTTTGAAGAGATTCTTGAGGCAGCTCGCACTCAAGATCGCTCAAGCCAGGCTGCAACAATGGTGGTCTTAAGCCACCTTCAGCAAATGACCCTCTTGATGATCAAGAAGGGTTTGTCTTTTTATTGTGATCAAGATACATATAAGAGCAGAACTAAGTTTATTCATGACGTAATTGAGCTAAACCGTCTCGATATAAGGTTTCCTGCAATTATCAGGAACTTTTTGATCGACGGTTGCGGCCTGTTTTACTTTCGCCCAGACCCAAAATTAAAATATCAGATTTATTTCTTTAATAAGAAGCAATATCGTGTCTACCACGACGCTAATGGTCAAATTGAAGAAGTCGTCATTCTTTACGATTACAAGGTAAAGAACAATAATCTCGGTTTACCAAGTGATGTTTACGGTCAGAACAAGCGTTACGTTCGTTTAAGCATCACTGCCGATGAAATTACTGAAAACGAGTCAGACACTGAGCTTAGTTTTGAGCTTGAGCCTGGTGGAATACTTACTGCAGATCGAAAAAGACCTAATCAACTTGGATTTGTCCCTGCTGTTGAGGTTTTAAACAAACCTAACGCCAGTGGAACAGAAGGAGAGGGTGATTTTGACCCTTTCATGGAGCAAATTGTGCTTCATGACCAGATGCTCAGGAATATTTCGAAAAATATTGAGTTTTTTGGTAACCCAACGTTGATTTCGAGCCGTCCGCGCTCCGATTTACTCGAAGCGTCGGACTCTGGAAGCACTTTTAGACCCACAATCAGTTCTCAGTCTGGTTTTGCGGGTCAAAATACGCCTTCAACACGCGCCAGTGAGCCTTTTGGCTCTGCGATGGGCGGTGGCTTGCGTGTTCCACGCATTATTGCCAACGTTGAGCCTTCTGATCGAGTCGGTTACATGACTCCGGACCCGATCAGCGGAGATATGAACCGTTATGCGCTTCTTTTACGCGAAGAAATTCGTACAGCGCTCGGCGGAGTCGATGAAATCTCTATTTCGGCAGGTGCGACTGCCACAGAGATCAAAGGCTTGATGGGTCGCGCCCAAGCGACTGCAACAAGAAAGAATAAGAGCTTCTTGACTTACGGTTTCTGTGCTCTCTTGGAGATGATGATTTATCACCAAGAAACAGTCTTCCGCGAGTCATTTATCGCGGCTCTAAACTTAAAAGAACCTAAAGAACCTGAAGAAATCACTGAAGAATCGGCTGATAAGTTCCGCAAGGCTTCAATTCGGTTCGAAACCAAGTTAAATCAAGAAATGCAGAAGGCACTTACCGAAAATAAGGTGCCTCGTGGTGTTATCGGTCTACCAGAAGATGGTGACCGTAGTGTCAGCTACAGATACCAGGGTGATGTCTACGAAGACACTGCTTATGACGTCCTACAAAAGTCAATGGTCGTCCGCAACATGCAGGAATTAGGTGTTGAGAGTGTAGAAGCTCTTAAATACCTTTTCCCTGATAAAAATGAGTCTGAACGTGCCGAAATGTTGAGAGGATTTCCTTTCAGAATGGTTGGACAAGTTCAGTCGTCAATGCAGCAGTTCCTGGTATTATTAAACCAGATGTTGCAGTCTCCGCATCCTCTTGCGCCTGATCAACCTTTAGCGGCTGATCCTAGACTGAATATCACTCCGCTCCTTTACAGGACATTCGATCACCTTGCGGAAGAACTAACTTACTCGGGTAGCTATGAGCCAGCAGATCCAAGCTTCAACCCCGAGCCCGGTCTCCCCGGCGGCAGCCCCGGCGGTAATCAGCGACCAGGGCTCGACAACCGTCTCTCCGCAGCAGTGGGTGGTCCAAGGAGCTACCCCGGCGGTAGCTTCGGTTCCTACAGCCCAACCGCCGTCCCAGGTGGCACCGGCTTCGGATCCTTCTATCAATCCCCAGTACAACCCGTCAACGTACAACTCCTCCCCGAGCAACCCTTGGGAAGCAGCGATGGGTTCACTGGAGCGGGTACTGGGCCAATTACCATCCCCCAGCCAGGAAGCACAGTATCAATTCCAGGCACCACAGCCGGATACAACACAGATCAGTCAGCCTTCTCAGGCCCAGCCTTGGGCTTACCAGCAGCCGGTTCAGCAGACCTCGCCTACCAGCGTCTCACAGACCCAGACTTCCTCTCGGGCTTCTACGGACCAGAGCCTAAGCGAGGCAAGCGCCGAGGTCGTTCGTAACTTCGGAATCGAGGCCCCTGGAATTTTGAATGCTTACGCGTGTGCCCTCGAGGACATGCTCGTTGAGCAGGCTCAAAAGACTGATCAAGTGGTCGAAATTGCTTCCAGCATGGAGCAAATCTTGACCGACCCTGATCACTTGGCCGACTACACCGATCGGTACTTTACCGAAGTTGTCCCCGTGGATATCGGGGATGATTATGAGGTCGAGTATGACCCCAACGCTGCTGCTTACCAACAGCAGTACGACATGCCTGCTCCCCCCGTGGGCGCAGCTGGTCAAGGCGGCGTTCCCAATGGTCAGTCCTGGGAACAGTTCGGTGAAGTGATGAGCCGTTCTCCTGAAAACGCCTGGCGTGTCCTGAGCCAGATGCAACCTGAAGCTTTACGGAGCAAACTGTTGTTCATGGAACCTTCCTGATTATCCTTAAACAGGAAGAGAATCAACCCTGTCAGTCAAGCCATC